ATAAAAGAATACAAGTATCTGAATTAGACTATAATCAGATACGAGAAAACCTTAAGACTTTTATGCGAGGTCAGTCTCATTTTAGTGATTATGATTTTGATGGATCTGCACTTTCTACATTGATTGATCTTCTTGCCTATAATACACACTATAATGCTTTGTATACAAACTTAGCAGTTAATGAAATGTTCCTTGACTCTGCCAGTAAGAGAAGCAGTGTTGTGTCTATTGCAAACAACTATGCATATACTCCAATTTCAGCTAAAAGCGCACAAGCTACATTAAGTATTATAGTTAATCAACAGAACGCAACTGCTCAACTTAAATATATACCAAAATTATCACCATTTTCTACTACATATAATAGTATACCATATATATTTTATACACTTGAAAATTATGTAGCTGAAAGAAATGGAAATATATACCAATTTCCAATTGTAAAAGTTTATGAGGGAATTCCTCAAACATTTGTGTTTATATGCACAGAATTAAATCAGAAGTTTATACTTCCTCATGTAGATATTGATACGTCAACACTAACAATTACGGTGCAATCTACTAGTGAACAACCTGATTATGAGAAATACGATTTAGCAAGTGATGTAATTTCACTTGATTCAACTGATAAAGTATATTACCTTAAAGAATTAGAGGATTCTACATATCAACTTTCATTTGGTGCTAATGGACTCGGATTACCAATTCAAATTGGTAATATTATAACTATTCAGTATTTAATATCTAGTAAAGATGCTGCCAATGGCGCTTCAATGTTTACTTATACCGGTGAAGGCGTTGGAGGATTGGTATCATGTACTACTACATCTTCTGCGTTTGGAGGAAAAGAAAAAGAAACAGTAGATCAAATCAAGTACAATGTTACTAGATCATATTATAATCAGAATAGAGCTGTTACACCAAATGATTATAGCTCTATTATCACACGATTATATCCAAATATAGACTCAGTGAGTGTATGGGGAGGAGAAAATAATGATCCTCCACAATATGGAAAAGTATTTATATCAATTAAGCCTACTAATCAACCATATTTAACTCCAAGTGAAAAGTCATATATTAAAGAAACAATTTTAAAATCTAGAAATGTAGTTTCTGTGACGCCAGAAATAATTGATCCTTCATATATAGATTTAGCTATTAATACAACAATATATTATAATAAAAATAATACAACTAGATCTGCCGCACAATTAGTGACTGCTGTAACGAATACTATTATTGATTATAATGATACCTATCTTGAGAAGTTTGATGGCGTATTTAGAATGTCTAAATTTTCTTCTGCAATAGATGCTACAGATCAATCTATACAAAGTAATATAACAACTTTTAAAGGATATTGTGAAGTTATACCTAAATATAATGTATACTCAGAATATAAACTTAATTTACTAAATCCAATTTATAGTGCAGGAGTTCCGGAAGAAGCATTTACTTCTAGTGGATTTTATATAGATTCTACTGATATCATATATTATCTAGATGATGATGGTATAGGCAATATTCGTTTATATACTATTGTAGAAGGAACTGGTAATAAATCAATTAAGAACACATCCATAGGAACTATAAATTATTCTAATGGATATATCTATGTTAAAGGTTTGACTATATTTAATATAGTAGATGCTAATTTTTATTTTATAATAAAAACTCAATCATATGATGTTGCATCAATTAGAAATCAGATAGTTAATATACCAGAAAGTAGAATAACTGTTAATGTTATAGAAGATCTACAATCTTCTGGAACATATGCAGGTGGAACTAATTATAAGTTTACATCAAGTAGAAACTAATGCTAGCTAAAGCAAAATTATCTAATATAGTTCAGAGACAATTTCCTGAACATATTAGGGAAAATTATCCACTATTAGTAGAGTTTGTAAAACTCTACTACGAATTTCTTCAGCAATCTCAAAATCAAGAACTTGAGAAAATTCGTGACATTGATACCTCTCTCGATGAATTCATTGATAATTTTAAAGCAGAACTAGCTAAACATGTTCCTCTTGATAACGTTTCTGATAAAAGGCTTCTACTTAAAAATATAAGAGAATTTTATCTTTCACGAGGAAGCGAACAATCTTACAAGTTTTTATTCAAAACATTATTTGCAAAAGAAGCAGAATTATTTTATCCTTCTACTCAGGTCTTAAGGGTATCTGATGGCAAATGGAAACAAGATGTTTCTATATTTCTAAGAGTCACCGGAACTACTCAAACTTTATTTCCCTTAGAAGGAAAATTTGTAACAATAACTACTGCTACTAAAACTATTAATACATATGTTTCTAAAGTAGTTGAGTATGCAAGTGATATTTATGAAGTATTCATAGAAAGAGAATATCAGAATAATATTATTGTAGATTCTATAGTTTCTTCAAAAATTAATAATATTACTTATACTGGTATAGTTCTACCATGTCCTACTAAAGTTAGTATATTTCAAGAAGGAACAGGATTTAAAGTTGGTGATATTTTTTCATTAAAAACAGCGTTAGGTCGTGGATGTACTATTAAAATCACAAAGATTGGTTCTAATGGTGGAATAAAAGCCATACAAATCGTTTCATTTGGATTAGATTATGTAAGTACATTTTACTCATATCTATCGAGTGAAAAAGATATAGCATATGAATATATTCACCCGGCTAGGTTGAATCATCCTACTCCATGGACTCCATCTTATACCGATCCACTAGATCATACGACTAACTATGGTTATGCATCTAAACAAATATATTTCTATGATGATGTTAACATTCCAATTGAAACCAGCAGTTATGGTGGCGATCGTTTATATGCAGATGGATCATATGTTGGTGAAATTGTAGGATCGTTCTTTGATGAAAGTAAAAATGAACTAAAAGAAGAATTAGCTATTATTCAAATTGATCTTGGTGCTGTTGCCAAGTATCCAGGTTATTATTCTACATCAGATGGATTTATTTCAGATGAGATGTATATTCATGATGGAGAATACTATCAGGCATTTTCTTATGTAATTAAAGTAGAAGAAGAACTAAGAAAATATGCAGATATTGTAAAAGCTCTTATTCATCCTGCTGGAATGAAACTATTTGCTGAATATAATATAACCAATATCATTAATGTTGCAACCAGATCTATTTTAGTACAGACTGTTTTACAGCTACCAGTAGATGGCGCTGATACTTTCTCTGTAATAGACAGAGGAGAAGGGTATACTGATTATACAACAACATATTCGCAACAACTAAATGATTGGGTGATATCTCCTGCAATTGGCGCAAGTATAATAACCGCATCTCAGGGTAAAGCAGCTTTGATGGTTAAGAAGATTGCTGAAAGCATAGCTTTAGCAATCACAAGTGCAATTGAAAAAGACTTTACTAAAATATCTATCAGCAACCAAACATTAGATGATCTAATTATAAAACACTTTTATAAAGTCTTGTCAGAAACAATAACAGATATTGCAGTGGAAGTAATAAAAGATGTAACTAAGACTTTAACAAGTACTGTTGCTAATACTAGCGCAATAGAAAAATTAATAGAAAAATTAGTTGAATCTCTTCCTGTAGTGGCACAAGATACTATTGTAAAACTATTTACAAAGGTAGTTTCTTCTGATTTCACTGCAACTGTGACTAATATTATCAAAGATGTAATTCTAGGAAAATCTAGTAGTGTTACACATACTTCTGAGATAAGTTCACTAGAAGTAATTCTAGCAAAGTTAAGTACTTTAACTACGTCTGAATTAATTGCACTAAGTGTAATCTTAGAAAAATCTAGTAATTTGACTACACCTCTAGATACTATTATAAAATTATTTACGAAAGTAGCTTCTTCTGATTTGACTACACCTACTTCTGGCATAAGTTCACTAGAAGCTATTTTAGGAAAATCTAGTAGTGTTACACATACGTCTGCTATAAGTTCACTAGAAGCTATTTTAGGAAAATCTAGTAGTGTTACACATACGTCTGCTATAAGTTCACTAGAAGCTATTTTAGGAAAATCTAGTAGTTTAACTACACCAACTTCTGTAATAAGTTCAATAATTGCAATTCTAGCAAAACAAAGTACTTTAACCACTCCTGCATCTAGTATTGAATCTTTATTTTCTAAAAATACTTCTTCTGATAATATATCGTTTTCGGATGCAATTGCAATGGTTCTTCCCGTAATACGTTTTGGACCACATGACTTTACCGCAAGTGATAGTTCATTCATTGTTCCAGGTAAAGAAATAGATGATAGTATATTAGCAGATCTAAATAATTTAATAAAGCAGTCTATAATCAATGTTCTAGAAACAGTTCTTTTCTCTGATACCGATTTCGTGAAAGCTCTTACTAAAGATGTAACAGATAGTTTCACTAACTTAGAAAATATTAACAAATCATTTACTCTAGGAACAATAGCAAATAGTATAACATTGAGCGATGTTATACTATTAATCAGAAGTATTGATCTGGCAAGTTCTCTCAGTGCGCCAGGTGATAGTAACACTCTTGTATCAAATAAAAATTTAGATGAATCTCAAACGTTAACAGATTCATTAAATAATGCAATTACACAAAATACTATTGATACAGTATTCACTCAAGGTGGTAACATCTATGATGTGAATGGAAACGCTATTATTTTATCAATGCTAAAAAGTTTTATCAAACAAAATAGCGAATCGCTCGTTCCAATAGATACATCTACGAATAGTGTTTCTAAACCGTTTTCATCAAATGCTTCTTCTGCAGATAGTAGTACTCTAACATATGGCAATACTAATAGCGAAACTATTACTTCATCAGACTCAAATACTTTAACATCAATTAAAGGTCTTACAGAAACAATAAATATAACTATGGCAGGTGCGATACTAGCAAATCCATTCTCATCAGAGGAATACTCTGTTGTTTCGGAATTGTATGGTGGACCTGGAGCTTTACTCGACTAGACTAATGTCTAATAATTTTAATTCCTAATAGGAGAAACACAAATGATTTTAATCCCAAAATACAAAGACTCACTGCAGCTTGAAGGCACAGTTGGTATTGTTGTAGTAGATGCTACTGGTAAAATTAAAGAAGAGAAATACTTTTCTAATACCATTGTAGATACTGGAAAAGCTTGGATTGCAACTCGATTTGCAGCAAGTCCAAGTGGTTCTATGACTCACATGGCTATTGGTACCAATTCTACAACTGTAAACGCAGCAACTGACACTGCTCTTGGTGCAGAGGTATCTGGTAACAGTTATGCTCGTCAAAGTGCTACTACTGACGTTGCCACAAGTAAGACTGTTAAATTTTCTGCTACATTTCCAGCAAATATTCCTACAATTTCAGTTGCTATTACAGAAGCTGGTATCTTTAGTGCTGCTACTGCTGGTATTATGCTTTGCCGTACTGTATTTGCCGTAGTGAATAAGGCTGCCGCTGACTCATTGACGATCAATTGGACTATCACAATTAACTAAAAATATAAATTAAATGGCAACGAATTTATTAAAGTTTGCACTAAAAACTAATATTGTTAAATCACTTTTTCTCGAGGTGATTTCTCGAGTGGCTAGATTTTACTATGTTTTTGGAAGACCTCAACCTTGGCCAACTATAACTGCGATTGATATTAACAATCAATCTTATGTTGTTTCAAGTGAGGACGATCCCCCAGCGCCTTCCGATTCATATCCATATGAATTAGAGACGCGTAAAAATATGACATATGCCAAGTTAATTGATTCTAATGACGTTGCCATTGTAGTGAAACGTATTAATTGGTCAATAGGCTTTGTGTACGATATGTATGACGATTATTCATCTGATAACATATCGTACAATGGCGCTATATCTCTTGATCAAGCATTATTTTATGTATTAACTACTGAATTTAACGTATATAAATGTTTGTATAATAACAATAACGGTAGTTCTGTTGTTATGCCATCCGGTACATTCGTTGAACCAATAGAATTGAGTGATGGATACATATGGCAATTTATGTATACTATTCCTCTTTCACTAAGAAATAAGTTTTTAACTAAAACATACATGCCAGTAACTACGGCATTAACGAATCAGTTTTATTCGCGTGGAGCAATTAAAACAGTATCTATTGCGAATAAAGGAAGAGGCTATATCGCCAACACATGGAGCGTTAAGAAGATTACGATAAAAACTCCAGGCGTTGCATTTGCTGATAGTATTCTTACAAATGTAACAGTAGCTGGAACATCTGGACAATTCACTTGTAATGCTACTACACTTGTAGTAGGTCAAAAGATAATAATCTGCGGTACTCCTGGAGGTGTTCCTATTGTTGGATATACGAGTGGTACTACATATAAAATTGGTGCTACAAATAGATCTACTACATTTACACTGATAACAACTGCAAACGCTGCCATAACTACTAGCTCATCTGGTACATCAGTAAGTAGTCTTAAGTTTTATGTTCCTCGTGTAACACTAACATTTCCAGTTCCTCCCACAGGAGGAACGAGAGCAACAGCGGAAGTATACACCGCTAATGGCATAGTTTCTCAGATTATAGTTACAAATCCGGGAGCTGGTTACACTTCTCAACCAAATGCCACTGTAACTTATACTTCTGGCAATACTGCTTCAGGATTTGATTATTTTGTAGAATATGATAATGCTACATATAGCACTGCATATACGCAATTAAAAGTTACAGGTGATGGTTATAATGAGGAAAATCCTTATTCAGTAAAGACCATAACTGTAATAAACAAAGGTAGCTTTACTAGCAAACCTTCTGGCGATTTATTCACTTGGCCTTCTCCTGATCTTCCTTATGGGTACTTCCCAAGTATAAGTGTGAATTGGGCGACAAAAACTACTGCTCAAATCTTAGACGTTAAGATTGCTGGAACAGCAGGAACTGGACAATTCTCTTGTACTTCTACATCTCTTGCTATAGGACAAGAAGTTGTAGTAAGTGGTACTAACACTGGAACTGGCAGTATAACTGATTATAGTAATCCAACTACATATAAAATAAGCGTAACTACTGGATCTACGTTTACTTTAACAAATATAGATGGAAGTGCAATTGCTACTACTATTGTGAATAATGGAACACTCACTGGATTGACATTTAATAAAATTACTGCATATGAAGTTGATAGCATAACAGTAAATAACGGAGGTTATGGTTATTCAAATCCATTCATATTTGGAACAACT